AGTTTTTACCATAATATAAAATACCTAACCATACCGTAAATAGGATACCGTCAACATACGATAAACTTTCCCAAGCACTCAAAGGATCCATTACTTCTTACCTTTCATAGCTTGAGTACCAAAGAATGCAGCAACAATACCAGCAACAGCAACAAAGTATGTTGGTGCCATATCGCCTAGTGTATCCTGTGCCTGATCTAAACCAGCTAATGAAGCAGTAACGACAGCAAAGGGATATAGTAACATACCACCTAACGCAAACCAAGCCATATTACGCTGTGCATCACGCATAGCATCCGCATCTTCTAACTCTTTGCGTTTAAACTCGAGGTACATCGCTTCTTCTTCTTTTGTTACATGCCCATCGCCATTAGTATCGGCTGGGTGAAATTTTTGTTCATCACTCATTTTATATTCCTATCTACTTAAATTTCTACGTTTAATCTCTTCGTTTTGTTCTTTTACATGCTCATTAAGTAAAGCAGTGTATATCTGTCTTTCCCATGGTAGCATATCTTCAATCTCTGTTAACGAATATTGATGAAACTGCATCATAGCAAAATTCGTTTTATAAAAATTCTCCAGAGACTCATGAGAAAGACAAATTAGAAAAAACTCTGGAGACCCTCTAGTTTAATTTCGTTTTTAATACCGCAATGTGTACAATTAAATTCCACATCGTGCCTTACCATAGGCATTTCGTTAAACAATTCAACAACGTCTTTAAATTGCTGTGAAGAGAAACTCTCTACAAAATCACGTAACTCTGCTGGCGATTGCTCATTAGCAGGATAAACGTCATCCTTGTCGTAGATAGAATCAATACATGAGATAATCATATCTACTGTTGTATCGTATTGACTCTTTCCTTCCGAAACGCTCTCTGCAGCACCTTTTACAGTTGGGTACTTTAGGATAACGCCAACCTCTTCTGACAGTTGTGTCTTTAAATTTCTTTTTACTTCGCCTTGCACTTCAACATCGTCAAGGTTTACTGTGTATTCGTTTTTACCATCACAACCTTTACACTTAAATAATAGATCTGATCCTTCACCTACAGAACGTGATCTAATTTTTAAGAAGATATATTCAAAGTCAAAAGAAGCCATTCCCATGGAGTCTACTGATTTAAACGTACATTCGTCGATTAGGTCTCTTACAGCCATGATCATTTGCTTCTGATCTTTACTTTCGACCGCTATCAATAATGCCTTTTCTTCTCTAACCGTGTATGGTCTATATTCAATCTCTTTACCTGACGATGGTACTGTCAGGACATATTTGGGTGTCCCCAGTTTAGGTAATGCCATAGTTATTATTTCACCTCAATTTGTAAAAACTATAAAAAAATCATTAGAATCCTAATCTATTTAGGCTCTTGCCTAGAGTGCTTATTGACTCCGAAGTACCGCTTATTCCGCCCTGAGCTGCATCAATAGACTTAATGCCTTTCAAACCGTTAACATTAGCTTTCAAATTTCTCGCATTTTGTCTGTTAGTATTGAAACTATTTACTGCTTTATTCAATGTAGAAAACTCTCCATTTAAATCGGAAAGAAATCCAAATATACCGCCAAATCGACCGCCTGCTAATCCGTTTAATGCGCTAGGAACATTAACTATCGGTGGTGGTGTATTTTTAAAATCTCCAGCAGCAAACTCGAATCTATCATAAGCAAAAGAAACTTGGAACTTACCAATAGTATTTTCATTAGCATTAGACAGCTGTATATCTCCAACACTAATCGGGTATGCATTTATTAGGTTTATTTTGTATACGTTATTATCATTTATATCCTGACCATAAATCTGGATATCTGCAACGAAATTCTTTTTATATTGTGCTACAAAACCATCGGGTTGAAGGATAGATTCAATCCAATTATCCATAACTAACTTTGGGTAGTAATCCCCAGAGAGATTAAATTCCATTACTACATCTTCATCGATATAGGTATATGGTATTTTCTTAGTCTGAGTCCCATTGGTATATTCGTTTGTAGACAAAGCACGGCTGGGTAAAGTTACAGACTCGCAAAGCATATTTATTTGCTCTAAACTGTACCCACTAATAATTTGACTGCTGACTAATGGCGGTAAATTTACATCAACACGGTATCTGTTTGACTTAGCATAACCTTTCCGTGCTACCACCATGCCTAATTGTTTATCAAAATTTAGATAATCTGCCATTAGCTACTAAACGACCTCTTAGATTCTCCCCAAACACGGGATTTACTTTGTTTACGGAATTGCTCTGTGGGTAAGAATACTGCGATCTCCCACTCAGGTGGGTCAACACGAACAATCCTTGAGTCTACATGTTTTGTCAAGTAATGCTTAAAACAAGGTTTAAATTCTCTATACTTTTTAGCACCTTGTAACATATTATAGGTTAATTTTAATCTGGTCGTCTCATCGTTATTTTTATTATTTTGTAGCGCCATTAATTTATCTAAGAATCTTGCCCTTACCATTGGAGATAGGTAGTGTAGGTTCAACCCATAGAACCCTCCAGGAGCAGGACTTATCATAATGGTCAAAGGAAACGCATCATAGTAAGGTAACGTCTCACGATACTTTGGATCGTAGAAGAACATAAACATCTTACCAGTAACAAATCTCTTTTGCGTATCCAGTAAAGGATCTTTTAAAATCTGTTGTCGGTTTACTTTACCCATCTGTTGAATTTTTTGACGAAACCACTTACGTGATTCATCTGTTCGTGGAGTTACTCCCGCACGAAACGCTTGTGATTCTAAGTTTTGAAACAATGATTCAGCCATAGCACTATTTATAAGATTTCCCTTTACTTTTATTCAATAATAAGGTATAATATAACACCCCTGCTGGGGATGGTCTATCTCTATTTTTTCTTCTTACGCTTTACCTTTCCGCCAAGTATCTTTATCCCAATACCCTTTAATACATCCTCTGTCCATATTTGGAATATGCATCCATTGTCCTGAGCAAACTCTGTGGCAGCTTTCCATTTAGAAGTGTTCTTGATGTAGGTCAATGATTCTGTGATGAAACGTTTTGTTTGGCGTTGACCTTTTTTGGGCGGTACTGTCTGCGACTTTGGTTTAATCTCTATCAGATACTTCTTGCCATCTGCGGTCTTAAAATACATGTCTATATAGTATCGGTGGACTTTATTATCTGTAGCGCAAACATAGGGAATGACGACTTCCTCCGATCCCCACTCGAGGATAGCAGGGTTATCATCTGCCCATCTGAACGTTTGCCTCTCCCAGAGAGAACGATAAACGATATTTTTTACATCACCCACGTATTTACTCTTATTTTTGGGTGTGTATTTTCCTTTGTATGTTTTCATATAAATAACACTATAATACTTTAACTCTATTTATTCGGGTAAAAAACATGGCAACATATAGATTTCCTGCTAATCTCAGCGATGAAAAGCATAACTACGTTAGATTTAAAGGATACGAAAAGAAAGGTGATGGAGAAGTTGTTAACATATGCCTTTATATGCCACCCACTGTCGCTGTGTCTGATGGGGCATCTTATGGTAATCTAGATCTTGGGATTATTGGTGGGGGTGAAGATGGCATCCAAGGATTAATCGACAAAGATGGAAAACTCGACACAAAAGGATTAAAACAATCTTTAGAAGATTCAGCAAACACTGGCAATAAGGCTCTTGATTCAGCAGTTTTGCAAAAGGCATTTTCTAACTTTGGTCTTGGGGGTGGCGTTGGTGATAGAGTTTCTGACCTTGTCCTATCAAACAAAAGTAAGGCGATTAATCCCAATACAGTATTACAATATACAAACTCAGAGATACGTCAACATAACTTTACATTTAAGATGGTAGCAGAGAGCTCAGATGATGCTGCTGTTATTAATAAAATAGTAAATAATTTTAGAAAATATATGTATGGCGTGAAGGATGGGATTACTGTAACATATCCTGCCGAATGGACTATAAATTTTATGGCTATAGGTGGTGGAATAAATCAGTTTATCGCTCAACCATATAAGTGTTTTCTTGAAAGTTGTCAGGCTACTTATAATACATCCTCTGGTCTAACGCATAAAGATGGTTCTCCTATTGAGGTTGATGTAACCCTTGCTTTCCGTGAGATTAAGGCTCTACAACGTGATGAAATCGTAGCACTAGCACCGAAGGAGGAGTAACAGTAATGTTTTTTGATAGTTTTCCTACAATAGAGTACAATTTTGGTAATGGCGGTGTCAAAATCGCTGACCTATTCCGACAAGTAAAAATAGTTGATAGAAGATTTGATTCGGCAACGCCTTACCAGTTTTATGAGGTTCAAGATGAAAGACCCGATCAGTTATCAGAAAGATTATATGGAGACCCGAACTATCATTGGTCTTTCTTTATAATTAATGATACTCTTAAAGGTGGTCATAAAGAATGGCCATTGACTTCTATAGAACTTCGTGATTATATACAAACAAAATATCCAGAAAATCTATATGCAATTACCATGTATAGAGATGAAAGTCAAGTTTATAATGCTAACTCTATTCATAATAAATTTCTTGAAGGTAGAACTTTAAGGGGTCTTGATTCTGGTGCGGAAGCTACTATTATTAAAAGAAACCCAGAAATAAATCAGCTAGTAGTTGAGTATAAAACCTCTACCAAATTTTCAAGCACAGAACAGATTATTGAAGTAGCAGGTACTGGTATTATAGGGTCGAATAGGGATTTATTGCCTTATGCTGAATCGACCGCATATTATAAAGATTCAAATGATGAATTGTTTTCTAACTCTGAAAATATAAGGAGACCAGACTTATCCGTGACTTACAGACAATCCGAAGAAGCTATTAATGATAGTAAAAGGTTCATACGAGTGCTGAGAAGTTCATATATCCGTGATTTCGCTATATCGTTTAGAAAGTTGATCAATGGCTAATTCTCAATATTACTCAAAACCAGGAAGATACGAGCTGCAGGAGTGCGTCTTAACAGACTTCAGCGGTGAAACTGTCGACATGGCATACCTAATCTCGAGCTTTACTGTCCTCGAGTCCATCAATAGCATGTTTAATATTTATGAGTTTACTATTGTAGATGCTGTTAATATTCTTGAAAGGTTTACTGTGTCGGGTAATGAAAAAATAGAACTCACTCTGGTTAAAAAAGATACACCTGATGGCTCTGAAGAACAGATAACTAAGTACCTTATACTTACTAAAATTGAAGCATATGCTCGACCAAGTAATGAAGGACAGGCATATAAGTTCAAAGCTATTACTGATACTGCGTTTAAGACTAGCATAAAGAGAATCTCTAGATCAGACAGCGACACCCCCACCGAAATGATTTCAAGACTATGGGATGAGGTATCATTTAAGACTGACCTAGTTGTCGGTGATGATGCTGTGGGTAATATGAAAATAGTGTATCCAAATCATACATATATGGATACCTTTGGGTTGTTATTATCCCGTGCGGCAAACGCTAATGGAAGTCCTTTTTATCTTTATGATACATTGTGGGGAGATGCTAATCTAATCACTGACGAAAAGTTAGTTGGAGAATCTCCTGTCGATAAGTATGTTTTCCTCTCAGAAGATCAGTCATCTCCTCACGAAGAAGAATTTGATAAAAATAGACTACGCATAAAAAGTTTTAATTCTAAACTTGGCGTGTCTAATTACGAAGGAATAAAACGAGGTGCGTTTTTTAGTACGGTGTATTCCTTGGATATATCGAACAAATCCTTTGTTGTTCAAGACTATCATATCGATGGTAGTAGTGCAACTCCTATGGATTCTGCTGGTAGGTTTACCCTTGATTCTGGCTTCACTATCGGTGATGAACCAGCAACAGAATTTTTAGATTCTAAGCAAATATTTCTAGCAACAAACTTAACAGGGTTTGAAGAGGGTACTACAAACTTACACCAAGAATCAGTAAACTATATTGCTGATAGAAATTTTGTAGGCGAAACTCAATTTGCTGCGTCACACTCCATTGATATTTACGGAGACTCTAGAGTACAAGCTGGTAAGATGATTGAGATAGAAATACCTCCAGCAATGGATCCTGAAGATGTTACAGTTCCTATTGATGAATATATTTCAGGGGTATACCTAGTGGCGACAGTTATGCATACATTTGACAAAGACGGCTACTACAATCAAACATTAGGATTAAGGAAGAATTACGTGAAAGATGCTGGATCTAAATTTAGTTCTTTAAGATCTAGTAAAGGTTATGGCTAGAATGAAAAAATTATGGAGAATCTGGGCAAAGTCGCTCGGAGAAAAAGTCGGCGAAACCGATAAACAGGCAGACATGGTTGCTGGTATTAGAACCTTTTGGTGGATTGCTCATATGATAGCATGCTTTATGATTATAATACATAATGGCGCTAAATTAGGATGGTGGTTATAATGCAGAGTGCGTTTAATAAACAATTTGTGTGGTTTACTGGGGTTGTAGAGGATATTCTAGACCCTCTTATGGTTGGTCGTGTTAAGGTGCGAGCATATGGATATCACACAGACGTAAAAACTGACTTGCCTACGGAAGATCTTCCATGGGCTACTGTAATGGGTCCAACAGACTCAGCGCATACTTCGGGGATTGGTAAGACTAGTCATGCATTGGTAAATGGATCTTGGGTCGTAGGATTTTTCCGTGACGGTGCTGCTGCGCAAGATCCTATTGTTATGGGGACGGTGGGCTCTACCTTTCAAGAGAAGCCACCAGCTGATAAAGGTTTTTCAGACGCTTCTGAAACCTATCCAAAGTTTCAGCAAGATACCGATGGTACAGATTTAGAAGAAGTCTATAACGACACTAACTTGTTAGCACGTGGCACCAACACTATCATACGAGAACTTGATACTGTAACTGAAGAACCTGTCACAGCTTATGCCGCAGAGTATCCAAATAATAAAGTAACACAAACGACTTCTGGTCATATTATCGAGATAGACGATACTCCAGGGGCAGAGAGAATTAATGTAAGGCATCGTTCAGGTACGTTTGTAGAGATGCATCCGAATGGCGATGTTGTACAGCATAATGGTAATCGCTTCCATATTACTACAGGCAACGATAACGTCCACATTACAGGTGTTTGTAATTTAACGATCGACCAAGATTGTAATACAACTATTTTAGGTAATTGGAATATTGATGTTACTGGTGATAAAACCGAAACGATTGGCGGTAATTTTACTGAGACTATTACTGGCAATTTGACCGAAGAAGTTTCTGGTGAAGTATCTGAAACTTATAGTAAAAGTAAATCAACAGAAGTCGGGCAGAATATATCAGAAAAAACAGGTGGTACTGTAACTGAAACTTATGGCGGTGCTCAATCCACCAAGGCTGCGACTGTGAAAGTTAAAGCGTCTAGGATTGATCTAAACTAATGACCATAAATGTAACTCCAACAGTAGTTTCTGATGTACTGAGGGATACAAATTTCTCTATTTCATTTAGTGCCACGTATATGCCTTTGCAAGCGACTGGGATAGAAAGTGTCCGTGCCTATCCATCTGGAATGGGCGGTACTAATAGTTCGGTGTACGATAGTTGGGATACTGGAGTAACTTTTACAAGCGGTAGTAATTCCGTGACGATATCTGGTCAACATAATAGCGCATTCGGGGGTGATGAAATAATCCATATCCCCAAGGGTGCAAGTACGAGAATGACTACAATATATGCACCGTTTACTATTTTAGAAGATTCTCAGAATATTGAGATACCTGATGGCGCAAGAGGCGGTGACTTTCTTTATCAGGCGCATACAGATGGAGACGGGGATGATTCAACTCTTATAACTTACAGTCTATCGGGGGATAGCGGACTTGCTGTTGATTCTAAAACTGGTAGAGTAACAATGACTGCTACTCCTAGCCTCATAAAGACTCATTTTAATTTTACAGTAATTGCTACAGAAATGAAACCTAATGGCGAGAGACCTATGACTTCTGCCGAGTTTGCTGAGGCAAAAACAGAATTCCCAGACCTAGCCAAACCCCAAGTAACTGCTGGTGTAGCTAATGTACCGCCAAACCAAGAGATAGTATCTTTCAAAGCCGACAGTTCGAATTTTGTAGACAGAAATATTACTATTGAGGTTAAATATTTAGATTCTGATGGCGATGTTTCGTATTACACAACAAATAGAACGTTGAGGGTAAGAAACAACCTAAACAAATTTTTAACATGGATAGAAAATTACCTTGAAACGTATTCGCCATTGGAAGAATAACTATGCATGAGTTTGTCATATTATTGAATGGAGAGAAAAGGGTGTATAATAAGTTTGAAGATATACCCATGAAGTTTGACAATTTATTAAAGTTTAAACCTGTTCATATTCCTGGACCGCATACCGAGGAAGAGCATGAGATAAACTCTCAATGGACAGATAAATTACTAGAACTAATGAAAAGGGAGACACGATAATGCCAGCAGTAGCAAGAATCGGAGACGCAAACGCAGATCATTGTTCGCCTATGGTACAGGCTGCAGGAAGTGGTAATGTATTCTGTAATGGCAGAGGAATTTCAAGATCTGGGGATGCTAATACTCCACATGACCTTCCAGGATCTCCATGTCCTGGGCACAATACCCCAATAGGTTCTGGGTCTGGTTCTGTGTACGTTAATGGTAAGCAATGCGGTAGAGTTGGAGACCCAACCTGCACAGCAGTTGCCGCAGGAAGTCCAAATGTTTTCGCTGGGGGCTGATAAACCAGTATAAATAAACGTATGAGCACAGAACTAATTTCAGATAAAAACCTTCGGGATACCAGATCTAAGATCACTGGTACTACTAGGCAGTACAGAGACCTTTCTTTGGGGTTCAGGGCGCACCCTGAGTATGGCGATATATCGCCTGTTAAAGATTTAGAGGCAATCAAAAACTCTATTAGAAATATCTTAAAAACGAATCGTGGAGAGAAACCATTTAATCCCAAATTTGGTTGTGGTCTGAAAAACTATTTGTTCGAACCAGCGGACGGAATTACAAAAGCATCTATACGTGACGAGATAATGTATTCTCTTGGAATTCAAGAGCCCAGAGTTCAAGTAACTGATGTTGCTATTGAAGATTATCCAGACAAGAACGCATATGCAATTACTATATTCACCACCGTAGTGAATACGCAACAGCAATTTGACCTACAACTACTATTAAAGAGATTAAGGTAATGTCGCAAACAGACCTAACAAAGCTAGACTTTGATCAGATAAAAGATTCTATCAAAGAATTTCTAAAGAGCCAAGACGAATTCACAGATTACGATTTTGAAGGTTCTGGTCTGAATGTGTTGATGGATGTACTAGCTTACAACACGCATTATAATGCGTTACTAGCACATATGACTCTTAATGAGTCTGACCTTGCTACCGCTCAAGTTAGGTCTAATGTGGTTTCACGTGCTCAGTCTTTGGGTTATATTCCAAAATCTAAAAAGTCTTCTAGTGCGATCATAGATATCACAGTTACAGGTGCCGCAGATAGCCCAAATAGGATTACGCTGAAGCGTGGATACAAGGTAAGTGGTAAAATTAATAACAAGACATATTACTTTGTAGTTCTGTCTGACGCAACAGCTGTGAAGTTATCTAACAACACCTATAAGTTTACTAATATTCCAGTGTATCAAGGTGCGTTAAAAACAGAAACTTATCGTGTTGATGGATTATCGCCATTCCAAAGGTTTGAGATATCTTCTGAAGCTGTAGATACTGAAACGCTATCAGTTTCTATAACCGAAACTGATAATCAGCTTGCTGGAGAATCGTATGCTTATTATGAAAAAATAAACGATACCAAATCAACTTCTAAAGTTTTCTTCTTTAACGAGAACAATTTCGGGAGATACGAGTTATATTTCGGGGACAATTTCTTAGGTCGTAGACCGACAAGTGGCTCTAAAGTAACTGTAGAATATCTTGTTACGGATGGACCAGAATCGAATGGTATAACTACGTTTGCTTCAGCTGGTTCTATAGAAGGATTGCCTTCAATATCAGTTTCTTTAGCTGAAGGTCATCTGAGATCTAATGGTGGTACTGATAAAGAAACTGTTGACTCTATCAGGTTCAATGCTCCGATTAACTATGCAACTCAAGACCGTGCCGTAACTGCTGATGATTATCGTTCTTTGCTTATTCGCCAGTTCACAGACATTCAAGATATATCGGTGTGGGGCGGTGAGGACAATGATCCTCCAATTTATGGTAAGGTGTTTGTAGCAGTTGCGCTCAAGGATCAAGAAAGGGTTACAGAAACATTTATTAATTCTGTAAAATTGTTCTTAAAAGATAAAAATGTTGGTGCTATTACTCCAGATATAGTTGAAGCCGAATATACTAATATAGCGTTGGAAGTAGATTTTAAATATGATAGTAACAAGTCTAAACTTACGGCAGGGCAAATAGAATCTAAGGTTTCTGACACAGTAGTAAAATATAATAATGATACCTTACAAACATTCAATGGTGTCTTCCGTATGTCCAATCTCCTCAAGTTGATTGATGAGTCAGACCCTGGAATTATCAACTCGGTTGTAAGAACAAAAATGTATAAAAGATTCAGACCATTCCCATTGAAAGCTGAAGACTATACAATCACATTCCCAAATGCTCTTTATATATCTACAACCAACGAATCCACTATCAATTCTTCAGTATTCTTACTAGATGGTATTGAGTGTAGGTTCCAAGACGAGCCGATAGGAGCGTCAACAACAAGAAGAATCTTTGTTATCAATCACGCAACTAGTGAAAAAATTACCAAGTATTCTGATGTTGGGCTTATTAATCCAACAAAGGGTACTGTATACATAAAGAACATAAAATTCGATTTATCCAACTTTGTTACAATTTTCGCTAAACCAGACAGCTTCGACATCAGTCCTAAATATAAGCAATTGTTGAATATACCAAGCGCAACAATTGATATTGGGTCAGAGTTAGATACTGTTTCGCTACTAGGATCTACTGGGCTATCAAGTTATCAAACGTTTACGAGACACTAAATGTCAAACAAAGAAATTACAAGAGTTCCTGAGATACTACCAGATAATTTGGCAGCAGAGTCTGCAGAATTTGTCACATTCCTTAAGAAGTATTACGAATGGATGGGTCAGAAAGGCAACCCTTCCGAAGGTATTGACCTAGCATTAAAGCAGAGAACCCTTGACAATGCTGTCGACTTCTATTTAAGTTCTCTGTACAGCGAGCTTGGGTATGGGTTTGTTCTTAATAACCAAGCCAACCAAAAGAATATAATCGATAATCTTGCTGAAATTTATTCGGCAAAGGGTTCTTTACAGTCCATCAAGGTTATGTTCAGAGCGTTATTTGGTGAAGAGATTGACATCAAATTACCCAAAGAACAAATTCTCAAATCATCTTCTGGTAATTGGCTCAGCGAATATTCGGTAATTGTAGAATTAAATGAAGGAGATTTATTTACAACTGTTGGTAAATATGTAGAAGTAGAAACTTCATTCCCCAATACCCCTAAACAAACATTTGATGTCGAAGTTAAGCGGATAGAAAAGCGAGAGGGTTCTAACGTTTACGAAGTCTACGTTTCTCGATATTTTGCTGGCTTCTTCTATTTTGATAGTGTTATCTATTACGGAGATGTTAAGGCAACGTTAAAGTCTTCAATGTCTCAAATTTTAAATATCGAGGATAGCGGTACAGGGTTTAGAGTAGGCGAAACCTTTGTTATTGCAGATTTTGTAAGAGAATCTGGATTTAATGATCTAGCGAGATTACCAAAATCCTTTAGAAGAAAAGTCCCCTCTCTATCTAAAACAAAAAGAATTGACCTTGAGGATGTCGATGTAGACGTTCGTTCTGATGGTACTATAACACGAATTATAAAACTTGAGGATACGATTACCACCCAAGTGATTCGTGGGTCTACCATGATTACTCGTGTAGAAAGAAACGGTAAAGTGAAAGAATTCACTTCCACTATCGATGGTATCCCTACACCAAATCTAGCAATCAACTGGGACGAAATCTCTAAGGCTCTTATCGAGATCGCTTCTTTTGGCGGTACTAATGGTAGCATCCCTCTCGAATTATACAGTTTCCTGCAAGAAGTTCCCCAGCCAACATATAGTGACGGCACTACAGACCCATTATTCGATACGAATGTTGGGGCAACTCAATATAAGAGAGGGGACTGGGATAGAGATGGCGAAATCTCTATTGACGATTCAATGGCGATACTTAGGTATGTATTTGACGTTGATCCTGGACTTAATCCTGCCACAGAAGCTGTAGAAGAAATCAGATATCAAAGGATAACTGAGGTTATATCTGAGTGGAACGCATACGCAACCCGAGAGAATATGGGGGCTGAAAAAACCTTTGCGTTGCGTAGTCCAGCTACATCTGGTGACGCATGGGATCCTACTTATTACCTTCCGGTAGACGTGGGATCTGACCTTGTAAGATTATCTGTTGGCGCTGACCCAGCTGAATTTACAAGCGCATTATTGCAGTTAAATGCGGAAGCTGGTAGCACTGGCTTCAAAAAAGGGGACATCGATCAAGATGGAGAAATTGATACCGATGACCTATTGGCATTAGTTACATATCAAGACCCTTCACTTAGAAATGCTAATCCATTACCAGCTCAGTTAGACTCGACTAAGATTGCTTGGATACAGCAATACCTTGATACTGGTTCGGTAGAAGATCTTGCGCTTATGGTTTCTGCCATGGCATACAAGTATAATGCTGATAAAAGGAACGACCTACACGAATTTTTACTACAAGTAGATGGCGATTATGCTACTGGTCGTGTTCGTGGAGATATTGATCAGTCTGGTCTTATTACGTTAGATGATGTCTCTATTTTATTGAGACGTGCTGCTGGTTACTATGATGTTCCTAGCGGTGGCATTCAGTCTGTAAACGTAAATACTCTAGTCGGTGGCTATGACTCTTCTGAAGGAAGTATTACTTTAACTAATACTATAAATGGTTCTGGTGCCGATATAGCTCCTAATGTTAGGGATGGTGTTATAACTAAATTCAACCTTACCAATCCAGGATTTGGTATTAGGGAAGCTGTTGCGATTCTTTTAAAACCCAGAGACGCAATTATCGAAAATATACCTGATGATTGGAGATTTGTAGATAACGCATTTGCTGATGGTTCTGGAGTCTATGAAGTAAAGTTAGATATTGTCGACGGTAAGATAAATAACTTATATTCCCCAGGAATAATGTACAACTTCCCTGAAGACCCTATTGATTCAGTTCAGGCTTCATACGACAATGCTACCATTGCACCTATCCTACAAAATAGCGGTATTATTGGACGTACCAATAATGCGCCTGCAGATGGTAGTAGAGCTGAAGGTGTTTATGAAATCACTTCTAGCGATTATACCACAAATAGTGCTAGTGGTACAGGTGCTGAATTTAAAATTAGAGTACGTGAAGGTGGCGGTGCGGGTGTTAATGCTTCTGTTTCTTATGACGAAGCTAACACCTTAGACGCAAGTAGGACTGAAGGTGTTTATGATATTTTCTCTGGATATACTACTGACGGAAGTGGTACTGGCGCAGGATTTAGAGTTAGTGTATTTGATACTGGTCGTACGATAATTTTT